GTAGCCGCTCGTGCTAAAAAAACACCCTCATTGAGCGCACCCTTGCGCAGGTTACACGACTTACACAGCACCCGTAAATTGTCTAACGAGTGGTCTCCACCCACCTTGCGTGGGATGATGTGGTCGATGTGCATCTCACCCTCATCTGTACCACACAATTGGCACACACGACCATCACGCATGAACACACGTTCGCGCTGCTCTCTATAGCGTCTGCTATTTAACTTATCTATAGCCATTAGATCTCATCATAGCAATTACCACATAGCCACCAGGCATGAACCTCTAATGCTTCTGACTCTGGTACATCTACATCACATCTATAGCATTTAATAGTATCTTCCTCTAATGCCATCCGTTAGCCTTCCAATGATCTAATGCGATACATGGTTCACCATAACGATGAGCTATGTAATCTAATCCCCATTGTATCTGAGTATAACCATCTTGGTCTTTAAGCCATACGCTTTTACCTTGAGGAATACCATAATGGCTACCATTAACAGCTAATGGATTCCATGCACTCTCTTTACCATATAGAGTAGCTAAACATTTATATTCTTTGAGGTTATAACCTAATGCATAATATGCATATTCTTTATAGCTTACGTATTGCATTGGTTTAGATCCACCTGCTTCAGGCATTAAGCATAGAGATCCCACTAATGCTATTAGCACCCCCCGCGCTATCCGCGTAAGCGGCGCGGGTTGAGCCCCTGAAGGGCTCTGCCTAATGAGCATAATACCTCTGTCAAGCATGTTTAACTCCTAACTGGGTAAAACCGCAGGTCAGAGCCTTAATTGCCTGATCCTTGCGTTGAGCGTGTCGCACTCTATTTACCCCCTGTGGATAACTTCTGTGGATAACTATTTAATGAATAGAACCCAATGAGTACCCATGCGCTTACCGCTTGGATGACCCAGAATAGGCTTCTGATCAGTTAGTTCTAGGATCTCTTTCAGTCCGATAGATACTTCATTCCATTTGAATACAAGAGTTCCATTAGTCTTTAACACACGAAAGCACTCAGCAAAGCCAGCGGTTAAATCCTCACGCCATGTCTGGCTATCTAACACGCCATACTTCTTACGCATCCATGACTTCTCAGACAGCCTTAGCATGTGTGGCGGGTCGAATACAACCATCTGGAATGTTTCATCTGGGTAAGGTATTGCCCTGAAGTCCATGACCTCATCTGGCTTAATCTTGATAGTTTGACCATTGGTGAGCAAGTGTGTTTCATCCTCACGGATGTCACCAAATACTACTCGCTCATCTGTCTTGTTAAAGTAAAACGATCTCATGCTACTTGCTGGATCTAATACAGTTTTCAATCTTTTCCCCATCCTTTGCCCTTGAAGTGTGCTGGAGTAGCTGTGATCACTTTGATCATCGGCTCATTACAGTATGTGCATGGTATTACTGGTCGATCGTGCCATCCATGGGTGATCTCTTGACTAAGATTGCATCGTGTGCATTTGTAGTCATAGGCTGGCATGTTAAACACTTCCTTATCATGTATGACCCACATCCAGAGCATCGGTCTATGTCTGCCTCTGTAGGTTCCTTGTCTAGGTGACCGTACTTTAGTATGAGTAGTGGCAATAGATCCTCAAGTCGGATTATCGCGGCATACTCACGCGCATCCTCACCCTGTCCGTTGAGTCTAATAACTCCGAAGCCTAATTCCCCCGAAATGGCTGTCCGAGCTTTCAATTGCTTTATGTATGCAAGAGGTTGAAATCCAGCGCGGGCTTTGACTTCAACATCAAACGGTACATTAACAATATCCTTGCCACTACCCCTTCCCACACATGCGCCTTGCCACCAAGTCGATAGGTACTGTGCGACAACACGCTCTGTGCGGAAACCTCTGTGTTTCCTTGCTTGACTAGCCATTGACTGCTTTACACTTAGCACATTGCCACGTGACTATCCCATTAACTGAGTCGGATGATATGTCCTCAAGATCTCTGATTGCAACTGGCTCATTGCACAGCTGACAAGGTACAAAGGCTGACATGAGATCAACCCATTCACCATTAATCTTAATTCCAATATTGCCCATTACACTCTCGCCTTCTGTGGTTGCCACTTGCCATCGCTGCCTAACACATACCATAGAGCTGGACACTTAGGTTCGCCCCCTTGATGATTGACAATAGTGCACATAAATCCGCCCCATGCCTTGCCATTCTTTTCACCTTCACGCCATTGCATGTGCCCATGCTTGCAACTTGGTGCTTCCTGTGCTTCACCCGTGCCCATGACTGCGGCAATCGTTTCCATTGCTTTGTCAAGTGTGATTGGAGCTGCCACGACTTTGTTATATTCATTGACTGGAGTAGTCCAATAATCTTGATCATCTGCCTTAACTTCTTGAACAGGCGGCTTAACTGGCTTCGACACAACTACTTTAGCCATATCCTGTTTTGTAGGTTTCTTTTGTGTTTCTAGGACTAGGCTTAAAGCTCGTCCTATTGCTGAGCTGCTAGTATCCTCGACATACCATTTACGCATGCCTGAGTTAAACGTAGAAGCATCTCCGAAAGCGTAATCAACACCCGCAGGCAGAGTATCGCTAGCGTTACGATAAACCTGCGCCGAAATAAGGACAATCCCTTTCTCTGGATTGAATTGAATAACATCTGTTACTATCCTTCCCTCTGGGTAAGCCTTTTGAAAGCGCAGGACTCGCGCAGCTACATCTTCATAATCCTCTAAATTAAACATAGAGTTCATTCTCCTCTGTGGCTAGTTGCCCTGCGAGTGCGCCATAGCTGCATAGATCGACCCAGTTGTCGATGTGCTGGGCTGATTGATTAGTCCTTGCAAGTTTAACCAAGACCATGATCCCTGCGACTTGATAGTCATGAATTGGTGTCTGTAAGTATGCTGAGATAAGCATTGCTGTGTGTTGCAGGTTATCTTGAGGGTGACCATATGAAAGCCCACGCTCGCGGATAGTGTCTGTGGCTGATAAGAGGATCTCATTAGCGCGCATCTGTTGTCACTCGCTGAAATGATTTAGCAACCACTAGACCCTCACGCTTGCCCTCATTAAAGCCCTTAGCCCATCCAACTAAATACCATAAAGCATTAGCTGCTAGAAGCAGCACGATGATTGGCATCTCAAAACTCATTGTCTTTCCTATCTGTATCCAGTGCCCTCGACTGGCTTACAGAGTTAGTGTGACATAAATGTCAGACGAATCCAGTACATTTAGGTAACGAATTGATAACGATTTAGGCGTATAACTTGCCGTAAAGCGTGAAAGATCCATCCTTGTTAATCGGAACTAGCATTGGGCTAACATGGTTTCCATGGGTTTCAATGACTGCCACTGACATCTGCCAATTAGCACTCCCAGCCTTGAGATAAGAGGCTTTCTTCTTATCCATGACATTTCCTGCCTCTAAGCCCCATAAAGTCCTGTATTGGCTTCCTATGCCCTCTGTGAAGGCACTGATGCCCGCCCTATGGGTGTGTCCGCATACGACAGATTTACCGAACTTCTTAGCCAGACCAAGAGCTGTAAGTCCAGCATTGGAGTTCATCGATCCTTCATCGCCATGGACTAAGACCCAACCTCTGTGGAACTCAAAGGGCTTTTTGTGAAAGCGTATCCCCAACTCATTGAAGCCCATAAAGTTGGAGTAGTCGAGTTCTGGAAGTCCGATGAGGCTAGGAGCTCCTCTAACAAGAGTGTGGTATAGACGATCTGTGTGGTTGGATCTAGTGATGTCAGTCGTTCCGAGATCCCAGAGGATGTTCTGAGCCAGACTTCTGTCTGCATCTAATTGCCCCTCATACTCTAGGTGAGTGCCTTTAGCCCACTTTGACTGGCTCTGCATATCAAGCTCATCGCCTGTGTTGAGAACTAAGTCGAACTTCTCGCGCTTTACTAACTTGATAAGATTCTTAACTGCTTGCTCATGATGATACGGAATCTGAAGGTCACTGATCACCAAGTATCTGCGTTTAGTCATCGTCCTCATCTTCGTAATCGCCTAGCCGTTCTGGCTCGACTGGATCTGGCAAGATCCAACGCGGATAAGAGGGAACATCTGTAATCATAAACAGAGCAATGCCCTCAGTAAAACCTGCCTTGCGTAGGGATTTCCAATACTCATGCAATCCAATGCAATAAGCATCGAGCTTTGAGTAACCTTGTTCCTCTAGTTGCTTAGTCGGTTTCCTTGCCATAGCACAATGCTACCTGTCAAGCAAGATGTTATAGATCTCATCGACCCGCGTGTTGAGTCGTTTGATCTCTGACAATAGGTGTGTGATTACATAGCCAGACAAGCCACCGAGAGCTGCAATGGTGGCGATGTAAAGCGTAAAGAAGTCTGCTTGTGTCACTTCTTGATGCCCATAGAAGGATCATTAGGTGAAAGGTAACGCAACACAGGTGGAAGGATTGAG